ATTATTTGGCCTCTTGCATTTTATATTTTGTAACAATACTGCCAACATATTTACCACTTGCAGTTTTAGTTAAATCTATATAAATATTTCTATTTCTTAACATAACCGCTAAGGCAGGTACATCTGATGGAAAATGTGAGTAAACAGTTATTTCACCGCTACCACTTTTTGATGCTGTAACATTTAAATCATTATCTGTAATAATTTTTCGTACTTCTTTGATGCTAACTGCATGTTTCATAATTAACCCTTCCTGGTCAATTGCGTTTACAAATGCAATTAAACACTAGGGGGCTGACAAATGCAATTACCCAGCACGGCGTGTTATGTGATCTACCTCACCCAAATGCTTTACCCATAGCGGTGAATGAGCCATCAACATTAAAAGGAATCATCTCTGTGCTTACATTGCCACGCTTAATATGGATGATGACCGCACCGGCCTGCCAATTGGCGTATCCTCGCGTGTAGGACATCTTCTTTAGATCACAGGTATGTCCTACCTCAATCCCTACTAAAACCCTCTGTAATCGGCCATTAAAGGCTTCTGAGTGGCATGTGTAGCCCAATCTGTGCGTGTGTCCTGAAATTACTGAAAATCCCCAGCGTTTACTAAGGTTCAACGCGGTTTGACCGGCAATATTAGATATGACCCCTTCATCCCCATGACATAGAACAAAGTTAGTACCTGGGATTGGATAGGGTTGTTTTGCGTAATGGATGCCAAGATCATCAAAACCCATGAAGTTTGCGTATTGCAATTCAGGTAATCCCATTAAGCCGGGTATGCGCTGTATTGCTTTGTACAATCTATCTGAATGATTTGATCTACTAACTACATCTGTTTTCAAATCAAATAAAATATCCTGGCAGGTAGCCCTATCTTCATCTAGGGTTTGCATGAATGATTCTGCCTTGCCATCTGCGAATCTTGAAATGGTATTAAAATCCATTTCATCACCAACATTTAATACTAAATCAAACTTGAAGGCATTGACTAATTTCTTTAGATTGATCACCGCTTCAGAAAAATGAAATGGTACTTGCAGATCACTGACCACAAGGTAGCGGGCATTAAATGACTTGTCGCGCTTAATCTTCATCCTCATCATCTGTTGGATCAATGCGGGGAACTATCTCATTTGGTTTATTGTCTGTGATCCAATCAGGTATTGATACACCCGGCTCAGTAATTAACCAATAAGCAATTTCGTTTGAGAACCCGGCGGCTTTGGCGGCACGGTACATCTCATTAAGAGTTACATAATGAGTTTCAAGTTTATTTAATTGCTCAGCCTTGCGCGGCGCACGCCTTCTACGCCTTACAGTTTTATTAGTTTTTTTAGTGGCCATAGTAGGTCAATTTTAGATCATACAAGGCCGCGAACAGCACGCTCAACACCTTCTTCAAGGCTAATTTTTGGGGTGTAGTAATCGCTCATCATCGTTGGATCACCTACCCGGTAGGCCACACCTGCCGGCTTATCGGTTAAAACTCTAAATCGCTTAGCAGGTGTCTTTTCATATCCCAGGACTTTCAAGGCTATTTGTGCCAATTCCATAAATGTAGTTGCCCGGCCTGTACATAGATTTATTGTTTGATTGCAATTGTTTTGAACCATAGTTAATACCGCTTCTACTATGTCATCAATGTGTATGAAATCCCTAGTAGTAGTTGCCTTACCCCAAATGTTAAAAGGGTTAGCGTTCATAATTGCGCGTTCAATGATTGATGGAAATGGATAATCTAAATCTTGATCTGTGCCGTAGCCGCTAAATGGTCTAAGGGTTAATACCTGTGCGCCTTCTTCACGCAAGTAATTCATTAGCATTTCACCGGTAAGTTTTGACCAGCCATAAGTCATATCCGGCTTACCTATTTTATTAAAGTTAATGTCTTTTTCTTTTAACTTCTTCTTTTTAGATAGTGTTTGTAGTTCAATAGGATAAGCGGCTGATGATGAAAAATAAACAAGATAGGGTTGTTTAGTTCTCATTGCCCAAGATGCAAACTCAGCATCAATGGCTAGATCAACCGCTAAGGCTAACGGTTCATTTTCTATAAGCATCCGGCCACCAACTACTGCGGCCAAATGAATTACAAGATCATATTGCTTCTTTTCTAATGCAAAAAATTTACGGCAATCAACACCTTGTTTAAGATCAACTAAGGTTAAATTGGCATTAGGTAATGCACGCCTAAAGGCTCTACCTACAAAGCCATGTGATCCGGTAATCAATATATTCATTTTAATTTTTCTACTAAATCAGCATATTCTTGTGATCTAATATATTGTTGCAATGTCAATAAATCTTGTTCATACCATAAAGGTTGATTAACTCTTTCATACCCTTCATCTATTTCTGCCTTGCCTGCCGCCGGGTGTATATGTTCAATTATTACATTAGGTAAATATTTCAAACACTTTAAATCAATTCCTAGTTCTTTTACAAAGTTATCAAAAAATAAATGAAGGCATCCGGGAAATGTCATGCCCCTAAGTTCATCTACAATTTCTCTGTTCATTGCAAACGCGGTTGGTAAATTCTCACCTTGAAACAAATCATTACCATAGGCAATGCCTATATCCGTTTTTAACGCTTGAATAAAGGCTTTATCCCAGCCCTGGGTTCTAGGAAGGTGATCATCACCCATGAAAACAAAATAATCATATAAAGGGTACTTAACAATATCCAAAAGAAGAACCGCACCGGTATTAAGAGATTTAGCACAACCACCTGTTTTATTATCTGCCGGTAGTTTTTTATAGTTTTCACTTTTGGCGTACTCATTCCATTTAGGATCATCATTATCTATAACTATGTATAGGTCGGCTTCTGCACCGGTATCTTTAAACGCCTGGGCTAACCTTTCGGCATTTTCAGGCCTACCCCTACTAGGTACAACCACGCACATCTTCATGGCCATAGGGTAGGGGATACGGCTGACTTACTTCTTAGATATGAGAATTTGGTACAGCGTGTCTAACTTTTCTTCTATGCGTGCAACACGGCCTTCTAAGTTATGGCCACCGTTGCCATCAGGCTTTAACTCACTTAGATAGTGTTTAACCAACCATCTTACAGAAGCAATAAATGATGCAATTATTGTAACAAGAGATACAACTAATGCCATCTGCTCGTTTGCGTTCATTAACTGTTAATCCCGAATTTATCATCCGCAGGATCAAGATAGCGGATTAAAGGTGCGACTAAAGCACCGGCCAAGATTGCATATTCAGGTTTAACATCTGCAACCAAAGCCAACAAAGTTGTAACTGTTGCCGCCGCAATGCTTCTTAGATATGACTTAATTACTTCTTTTTGTTTTGTTGTAATTTTCATTTTAATCCTAACTCTTTGATTTTTTGTTCAACTTCATATTGGCTTAATGCTATTTCAAAATGCATATCATCTTTACGCTTCTTGTAATTACCACCCCAATTTAAACCATATTTAGTTATCAGTAGGTTAATTGTATTACGCTGATCCTTATTAAATGTATTTGACTTGCCCAAAGGATGCTTAATTGCATTTAAGTCTATGGCAGTACCGGATGAATGATTGCTTAAAACCCGATCTGAGCCGCGGGTCATCCTAAAGGCATAACCCCAATCATCTAATTGTCCTTGATCAATAGGCTCAACTAATTCATGAAATTCTTTAGCAAAATTAACAAGCAATGGCGCAACGGCTTTACAACAAGCAAACTTTATTTTTGTTCCTGGCACATTAAAAGATTCAATATTTAAAGTCTTGCGATCCTCACTAGCCGGCCAGCCGTTAGGGCTAGTTAATTCTTTAATTGTTGCCACATTAATTTTTCTTCGTTCCAATACCAATTTAATCCTTCAGGTTTTTCACTTGGCGCATACCAAAAAGAACCTGACCTTATCCATGATGGATACGGTTGTGGAACGACAAAAATATCTTCCTCAGGATTATAGGTATAACCAATTCCAGCATAAATGCCGCGAATGTTGGAATTGTAAGAAGTGCGTTTAACTGTATATGGCGTTCCTTGCGAATAATATGTTTCAGTATCTACTCCATCAATAAATTCAGTTTCATCTTTACCAACAATTACCGCAACAACAATATTGTTTTCGTCTAGATAAGCGTAATGTGCCATTATGCCCAACTAACTGTATCTGATACGCCGGCTGCTGTTATTGTAGATATTTTATATCCACCACTTGTGGTTGTTGTTTGCGTGACTCCACCACTAAAAGTCGCGGTTTTGCTATCTAGATATTTGAGAATGACAACTCCAGAACTTCCATTACCACCGCGCTTGAAAACACCGCTTACGCCGCTTCCACCACCACCGCCTGAACCACGATTCGCGGGACTAGCGTCTCCACCTTGACGAACTACTGAGCCACCACCAGCACCTGCTCCACCACCGCCACCAGCGCGACCACTACCACCACCTGAATAATCTGCGCCACCACCACCGCCTGCATATTCAACTGATGAACCTGAAATAGAATTACTAGTCGCAAGACCACCAGTAGTACCACTTTGATCACCACTAAATGAATCTGTACCAATTCCTGCTGAACCACCACCACCCATGCCACCATTAGTTAATAGAACTTCATTACCACCGCGATAGCCTTGTACTGGTGAAGTTGATGGTGTATTTCCTGCTCCGCCTGAACCACCACCGAAACCACCGCGACATCCACCACCTGAACCACCTGCAACACCAGCAGCAGTTCCTTCTGAACCACCACCGCCACCACCCGCCGAGGTCGTGCTACCAAAAACTGAATTGCTACCTGAAGCCACGTTTGTTGAAATTGAAGTAGTTCCTGAACCGCCTGCGCCAACAGTAATTGTGTAATTTGTATTTAATGCAAAACTTTGATTTGTAAAATAGCGATAGCCACCAGCACCACCGCCACCACCGCCACCATATTCCGCACTTCCGCCACCAGCACCACCAGCAATAACTAAATATTCAAGATTGAATGTTGCTGGTGCTGATGGTTGAGTTAATATCCCTAAAATATTCATTTGTTATTCGGCAACCCTACCCACAACATACCAACTATCAGTGCTAACTTTAATACAAGATACTGCGCCAAATTGTTTCGTAATTGTAGGATTTGTTGAAACAGTACCGGTTGATGCTAATGTTACACCTGATCCTTGTACAATAGATACAGTGCCAGCCGAACCAATTTTAATTACATTTATTACAGAACCAGTAGTTATAGCAACTGTATTAAATGGTGGAATGGTAACAGTTGTTGTACCAGTGTTTGAATAAGTAATAAGTTTATTATCTGCATCAGTTACAACTAATGTGTCTGATGTGGCCGTAACTGCCCGAACGGTTAAATTGGCTATGCTGTTCATCTGAGCCGCCGTTAAAACCTGACCAACTGAAAATGTTGCCATCTATCTATACTCCCTAATAGGCCAAAGAATCTTCATCAAGTCGGCCATCCACATCTGATGATAGCAAAAAACCCACGGCAAAAGGCTGGGCGCAACTAAAAGTAACCATAAAAGATTTTGGTGTTATTTGATAAGTTAAACCGGCAATGACGGAATCCGTAACCACATTACCTGCCGGCAAGGTTTGGGTTACCTCTATTGGATCAAATATATCTAGATTTAAGGCGGCTATGACCCGGCTAGGGTCATTTGAGCCATAGGCATCAACGGTTAATGAGTTTAATTGGATATTAACGCCTTGTTCTTTTCTTGATGCAATGATCATTTTTGCTTGATTTAAAGCATCTGATTCTGTTTGCATAATGCCGTTTCTAACCCGGCTATGCTGAAAATAATCATCAATACTTTCTGAATCGCTTGCGGTCTGACCACTCAACCCATTTGGTGTTACAGTTACCTTGTTAATCATTTGGTAATCTGAAATATCAAACTCTACTGCCTGATAGGTAATATCACCTGACCCTGGCACATCACTAAACTTTGTAACCGCGCCACCTTCTGCAACTATAATGTCATTGCGGGAATAAAATTTGGCATACCCTCTTTGATCCATCCAAAAAGCCCCCAGGTCTGTACCTTCTACAACCTGGCAGGATGATAATAATGATCTTGATGATCCATCATCTGCTTGTACAGTAGTGGTTGCGGTAGTTGAAATATCTCGCATACCGCCTGGCCATTCTCCAGCATCCAACAGGCTTGAAATTCTTTGTGCGGTTGTTTGTCCACTGCTACCGCCACTAACAGATGTGATGGTTGTTAGATTTAATAATTGGAATCCATCTACGCAAGACAATGTTACATACGCTGGATCAAATCCGGTAGGGCTTTGATAGTTCCATTCTTGTACATAAAAAGAACCCAAGTTATAGGTTGTGCCTAAGTATTCGGCTGTAAAGCGAATCTTACGCATTGGTTTTATTTTGCCGTATAAACTTGATCCAGTATTGGCCGGGTTAAATTGACCTGTTTCATCAACAAAAGTTATGCGTGCTGTGCCACCTGTAAAAGAATCAGATGATCTGTTAAAAGCACGGCGTATATAGCACTGAGTTACATAAGGTGTTATATCAACAATATCTGCCGCCGCCGTACCTAAGATGGCTACATCAAGTGGCGTTGCAGGATCATCCAGCACTAAAGCGGGATCAAAGGAAGCACCGTTGCTGAAATCAATCTCTGCACTAAATACTGCGGCTGGCATTATCTACCTAAGTTAGTTAGTTGAGTAACTGCACCTGATCTGTTCAAGTTGTACAAAGCATCTTGAATTACAGATTGCAATTGGCCTTCTGAAATAACCGAACCTGCCACATTTACATTTACGGTTGTGCCAAATCCACCCATTCTGTCTAATGGTATAACCGCTTCTGCCCCGGCTTCACCAATTAAAGCATTAGTTGGTTTAGTAACAATTCCACCGTCAGCCATTGCTACAAAATTGTTTGACCCGCCTAATACCTTTTTGCCTCTACCAGTTAATTCACCGCTTGATGTAAATAGTGATGGCATTTCTCTAGCGGTATCGCCTTCAATAATTTTATTGGTTTGATTCACTTTATCTTGCAAAGCCAAAATTCTTTTTGTAGCCGCATCTAGTTCGGCAACATTTTGAGATAACGGTGTGAACGCGTTTTGTGATACTACTGTTCCAATTTTTTGATTGTTAATTTCTTTCATCAATGACAACATTTGTTGCAATTCTGAATTGGCGGCAAACAGTTTTTGAATATAAATCAAAACTTCTGCATTAGTCATACCCCATTTTTTAGCCAACATTTCAACTTCTTGTGTTGTGATTTGACCATCTTCAATTACCTTTAATACATCCGCATATCTTTGTGCTTCATTAACTGCGGCAACTGTGCCTTCAGCCAATTTTTGCATAATTTTTACACGCGCTTCATCCTCTAATGTAAGTTTGCGAGATAATGCCGCTTGCAAGTTGATCTTGTCAATGTCAAACATTGCTTGTAGTTCAGCCTTCTTTTTATCAAAAGCGGCTTGTGCGGCCTTTTCTTTAGTCATTGCTTTTTCTCTAGCCAAAATATCTTTTTGTATTTTTGCTAATAATTGATCTGTGCTTAATTGTTTTTTGCCATACAATCTTTGTTGTTCTAAAGCATCAATAGTCAATTGAGATAGGCCTAAATATCCACGCTCTTGCATGGTGCGCTTTTCTCTTAATTTAATACCTTCTTGTTCTATTTTTTGCAACGCATTTCCACCATAAGTTAAATCACCTGTTAAGCCTTGAACTGCTACTTGTAGAAAATCAAAGTAAGCACCTAATCCTTTGTTTTCAAATGTAGCGGCTGAGCCAACAAATATATCTGCAAACTGTGTTGCAACTTTTTCTAATTTATAGCCAAATATATCAACGGCATCTGATCCAGTTGCAATAATAGATATGGCTGTGATAAATCCCTGGCCTAATGTTTCGGTGGCTTCTCCGGCACTAATTGAAAATGATTTTAGTTGGCCTTCAAATGTTTTAGTTTGCGCTTCTGCCGCCCCTGAATACTTGTCTAAACTTTGTATAACTTCTGAGAATCCAGCCGCTTTTGCTTCTGCGGCAGTATAGCCAATACCTAATGTACCAATAGATTTGTAATTGCCAATAGCCGCTTTAGTTATAGCATCTAAAACCGTACTTAGATCAAAACCTGTGCCGGCTGATGTATCTAAGGCTTTGGTTAATAAATATTGTGAAGATTCAACATCACCGGTTTGTGCTACAAGTTGCCTAAAGGCTGGCACTAACTGTTCCTCAGTAACATTTGTGGCGCGTTGTAAGTCTGCTATAAATCCTTTAATTTCAGGCAATTGAAATTGTTGCCCAATACTTGCTAAAGTTAGTTGTAATTGTTTATCTAATTTTTCTTGCGCTAAAGCGGCATCAATTGATTTTTTAGCGAATATGGCCAGGCCTGCCGCCGCCGCTACTCCACCGGCTTTAGCAAAAGCCTTTAATCTAAATGATCCTGTTGCAATTGTTTTGTCAAAACCTTTTAATTCTTTTGTGGCACGCTCTAAACCTTTTTTGTCAAATTTAGTTAGGAAGTTAATTGCAACATATTGACTTAATGCCATTTTAACCCCTAAATTCTTTACCTAGATACTTTTTAAGTACACCGTATAGATTAGCATTTACCTGTTCACCTAATTGATATGATGCCCGGTAAATCAATCTTTTTTCTTTGTACGCGCTAGAGTTTGCAGTGCCTTGCAGTTTGCCAATAAAAGATTCACTAGCATTTCTATTACGGCTTACACGCCTTGTTCTGCTCTTTGATCTTGATGTGCCAAAACCTGCCAATTCATAAATTATACCTGGTACAGATTTATTTACTATGGCTAAAGCGGTTACTGAAAATGTTGTGCCTTTAACTCTTTGTACTTTGGTTTTAGCACTACTTAATTTTATGCCTGCTACTACTTCTGATTGCGACCATTTCCAACGGCTTCTTTTATTTTCTCCAATAGTTCTACCCCGGTGAACATTGTCATTAGCCCATCCCCATGCAGGTGGATATGATGGTTCAACATCACGCCATCCTGGAAATGGTGAATATGGCACAAAACTTTTAGCCAATTTTGCAACCGGCTTTACCGCTTTATTTAATTCTTTTCTAAATTCTTTTTGTAAGTCAGCATCCATTTTTTTCATTTTGTCCATTACGGCATCTAGGTTTTCAACATATATTGCCTTTAATGATCTATCGGGTGCTAACATTATTTACGCCTAACTGTTGCCTTCTTATTATTAAAATGCCGTTCTTGCAAGATGGCTTTAATGGCTAAGTAAATCGCTGGATCAACCTCTAATAAATCTTTAGGGCTGATACCGGTTGCAACCGCCACAGATGCGATTTCGTAGATTTGGCCGTGGCGGTCTATCCATTTTTTGAATCATACAATAAATCAATATCTGAATACTGATTGATGTAGTCATCACCAAAGGCTAAATCTGTTTTCCCGGCATCTTTTTCTAGTCGCCAAGCAAACCACCACAAATCCGATTCCATTTGTAGTTCACCTAATCTCTTACGCCAACCTGTTTTAAATTCGGCTTCAAAAGCCACCTTTACAGATGGCGTAAGATCATAGGTAATTTTCTTACCGTCTTTTTTAACAATCTCAATTTTGTGCATTGTCCCACCTTTTCTTTATTACGCGCTTGTTGATTTTGTTAATGCAGTTACGGGAAGCGATACAGAAACCGAACTTACTGCATCCACAGCACCGTTGATCGGTGTCCAGGATGAAATTAAGCATGACATTGTATAACTAGGATTTGTAGATGTTACTGTGCCTGATACTGGAATCAACTTAATGTTGAGTTTTGTACCTAGCGCATCTTCAAATAATGAGTTTACAGATGCAGACGCAAAATCATTATACAGTTCTAGATTCAGTGTCGGGCGTTCAATCCCGCCAATCATATTTTGTATATTATCTGACATGGCTGTGATTTCTACCTGATCAATTTCTCTTGCAAGGCTGACGGTGCTGACAAAACTAGTGATAGTAGTTGTACCAACAATCACGGCAACTTTATTACCCATAAATATGGCCATATTATTCCTCTCTTACTAACCTATCAATTCAACCGAATATTGATAACTTAGGTAGTCAATATTAGCGGATGTAATTGTTCCAGGGCTTGCAGACACAACCCTGAGTGTTTGTACAGCACCGCTTAATGTTTTATCAGCCTCAATTGCGGTTTTAATTGAAGTTGAACCGGATGAAGCAAGTAGCCCATCCAATCTTGATTGTCCATCTTTTTCACTCATTCTACCAACTACAACAATTATCTGACATGTTGCAGAATCAAATCCTCTGTTCAATGTAAAATCATAATTCATGTTTAATTGTCCAACTATTGCAAAAGCATTATTAGTTGGGATGTTTGTAGAATCCGGGACATAATCAAAAACACGCATACCTGTAATTGTGCTTAATGCTGTTTTTAGATTAGTTCTAACGGTGCTAGGGGTCATGCAATAACTTCTTTTTTGTACGCTCTGACCATTGCGGTTACATCTCTACCAATTGGCGACATTCTAACAACGCCTAAATCACCTAATCCTAAGATTCCACCGGGCGCATCTTTACGCTTGTACAGGTCGGCGGTTAATATTAAACAGGCCATATTGAGATCATCCGGCACTGAAGGCCAACCCCATCTTGCAGTTACTTGCACGCCTGGGCGCAATCCATTTGATGTTAAGCCTGGGAATATAGGCCATGATTCGGTATTAGATACCATTGTTAATTGTGTGAAAGGTCTATTTAAAGATTGTGAAGTTAATGGGTCTAAAATGAAATCTGTGTTTAATGTTAATGTTTTAGAATATGTGCCATTGCCATCTTCATCTGTTTTAACAACTAAATTACTTGTAGTACCAATATCATCTACAAAAACAAAAATATTAGAGTATGCACGGTAAAGCCGTGCTGATGCGGTGGCATCTAAATAAAATCTACGGTTAGCAATCCGATCAATTGATCTAGATGCTGATTCAACTAAATTTTCTAAAAGATCATTATCAGTATTGTCTGAAATAGACATGTAAGCCTTAATCTCAGCCAATGTTGCGTATCCATTTGTTATAGCCATGATTGGTATCCAAATCCTGTATCGCCCTGGGACATTAGACAAACTCCATTCTTTAAATACCAATCATAGTTAGAATCCAGGCCACAGGAAGGGTTGCGGCCTGGAAACTTATATTGCTTAGAAGGTTGGTGCGGCTAAGCCTGTACCGTTGATCTGAGCAATTGCGCCTGGGTAGCGTAGTGATGTAAAGGCTGACATACCAAACATAACAATGTTGATTGCAACCTTGCCATTTGGCTCTTCAAACTTAACATAAGTTGGTGAACCGGTTTCTTCCCAAAGATGACACTCATTAAGATCAACCACAAAGATTGTATCTTGATTTGTACCAGCACCAATATTTGTTGCAACATTCGCATCAGTAATAATTGGCAATCCAAGGATTGAATAACCACTGTTACCGTACGGTGGTGTACCTGCGCCTGTACCCATTGCGTTCTGTGGGTTATATGCATTTGGTACTACAAGTGGGCGATTTGAACCATCTACTCCAGCCAATAGGAAACCTAAGCGGCGTGGGTGCATGATGATTGCATTTGGATTAGCATAAATTGTTGATTGAATCTGTTGGATTGAATCTGCAATTTTTGGATACAAGCCGGCAACTGTACCTGTGGTCGCTGTATAAGTAACCAAGATTCCTGTTGTCATACCCTTTAGACCTAATGGTTGCCCATTTGATCCTGATCCATTTAGTAGCGCATCATCAAGTTTTGTGTGATAAGCGCGTAACAAGTCTGCTAATACAATGTTTTCAATGTTGTATCCGCGTAGTAATGCTTGCTTTGAAATGCTGTTTTGTCCAGCGATTGTGTTCACATTTACTGTGAGTGTTGTGTCATCAGGATCAGTG